CTGCGCCCACCATCTCAGCGTGGATCCCCGATTTTTCTGGGTTCACTGTTACTCGTTCAGCAACTACCGACGCGCTTTCCTCGTTGGCATCAGTGGTACTTGAGGTCAGTTATGACGGCGGCGCATCCATTTACGAAACAGTCTCCGTGACTGGGGCGAGTGGTACCACTAACCACGTGATAGCCACTGCCAAACGTGGTCTTGATGTGTCGTACCGGATCAAGGCAACCGACTCTCTAGGGAACGCCGCAGCCAGCAGTTGGGTCACCAAGACAACCAAGCCTCTTGGCACATTCTTCGTGGCTGCTATTCAAACGTCAACATGGGAAACGGCAGGAGCACCTTCTTGGCGTACTGACACAGACGACGTTGTCAGTGGTCGGTTGGACGCCAGTTACGAAACCCAAAGCGGTTTCTGGTTCTACGGTACCGGTGTGGTCGACACCTGCAAGGGGTACGCCCCAGATAGTGGCACCCTGCTCGTACAACGGCAAGGCACGGCAGGTTTCAATGGTACCGTCCTTCTAGGAACCCATACCAGTACCACGCGTCCAACGTCAGCACCGACTGTATCAAACACCGCCACCGGCCCCGACCTCTCTGGTACCGGCCCCAACCACTCTGGTGCCGCGTACCAAGTTGCGTATCATACCTTGTCTGGTGCCCAGTTGACCGCGGTTGGTAACGGTACTGCTGCTGGATTTGCGTCAGTAGACCCCGGTGGTTACCGCCGATTGGCTGGCGTGTCCTCTAACGGTTACAGTGGGCTACTAACACTAGTCTTCAACTAAGGAGTTGAGATGGCTACTAGAAAAAGTGGTATAGGCCAGTTTGGTCTTGAACGGTTTAAACAAGGCTTAGAAGACGTAGGTGTAAAACGGGGCAAATACGAAGAAGCCTTTGAGAGTGCAGTACAGGATATAAACCGTCCGTACTCGGAAGACGAAGGTCCCAGTTCTCTTTCTGTTGAGGAACTGTGCGCTCGCTTAGGTCTAAACTACACCTTATGCTTTGGCAAATATCAACCTGCTATGTCACTAGAAAATGGTGAAAGTACACGTGTTCGTGCCATGCAGTTTATTCCTGATGGGGATTTACGTGAAACTCTTACTTCTATCCTTGATCAAACTAAGGACTTAAGTGAGCGCCCCCAGCCCCACCAACCCGCTATTGAAGGGGGTACCCCTAGGTTGAGGGACAACTACATGAACTTCAATAGCGACGCGTATGACGCGATAATAGGTGGTGTAGTAGTTGAGTGGGTTAACAGGCCAAGTGGTAACTGGCATTGGGAGTACTACGACGTACCACTGAGAGAATACCTAAGGTTCCGAACGGCTACCTCCCCCGGTGCCTATCTGAACAGGAATACGATGCCCATTCACGGGCCTTACGTTGGGTAATCATGACTATAATACAATTAGTATTAGTGTTTCTTTTGACCATACTAGGTATTAGACTCTATAAAAAGGGAATTGTATTCGTAGGTTCACTTTATGTAGCAATAAGAAATAATGGTTCTGATACCGCTCCCTATGTATCCAAGGGGATATACCGAGAGTTGTACCCGCCTTGGCGCAGAGGTTCCGGTATAGAATTCCGAGTGTCCAAGTATGTTTTGCATATAGGAATCTGTAAAAAGGTTTCTCCAGAGACATCTGAAGATGGGTTCCTACAGGCGATGGACGGCAAGTGGTTAGACTTGGATGTAGACGCTATAAAGAGATGGAATTGATGAAACTGTTCAACAAGCCGAGTGCCAAACCATCCGTGCCTGCGAGGGTGTCTCGGATGTCAACCCCTGACCTAAATTCTTGGGCGAGTCTGCTTGTCATGCAGGCGGGCCAAGCACTAGACCACTGGACGTACCGTGATGGCCCTCCCTCAGAGGTGACCGACGCCCTGACTGCACTCAACCAAGTGTGGACTGAACTGCTGGGGCGCAAACGTGACTGACACCCTTGGCGATGAGGACCTTCTTGAAGAGGAGCCAGTACAAGAACTGGACGAAACATCCAGCGAGTTCATTGACCTGCTCGTGAAGAAACTGGTGCTGTTCACAGAGCAGTTCTGTGACGTTGAGTTGTTTCCCTACCAGTTGCCCATCGCGTACCGCGCTATTGAGTCCATCGTCATAGGTGACGGTGAAGAACTGACACTCATCGCCACCCGCCAGTCGGGTAAGTCAGAAGTGATCTCTAACGTCATGGCTGCCATGATGGTTATCCTCCCTAAACTCGCCAAGGTGTACCCAACATGGTTGGGCAAGTTTGAGAAGGGTTTCCTAGTGGGTGTCTTCGCCCCTGTGGAGGACCAAGCGGACACCGTGTTCAGTCGTATCGTGTCGCGCCTCACTAGCGACCACGCCATGGACTTCCTGCTTGACCCAGAGATTGACGACAAGACCACATCAGGAGGGTCTCGCGGTAAGGGGCGCGCCATATCCCTGAAGAACAGCGGGTCTCTCTGCCGTATGCAGACCTGTAACCCTAAGGCCAAGATCGAATCGAAGACGTACCATTTCATCCTCGTTGACGAGGCTCAAGAGGCTGACGAGGTAATGATTACCAAGTCGATCAAGCCCATGTTGGCGTTCAACAACGGAACCATCATGCTCACCGGTACCGCGGTGCGTAACAAGTCGTATTTCTATAAGGCTATTCAATACAACAAGCGCCGTGATGTGAATGCCCGTAGAGGTCATCGTCAGGCGCACTTTGAGTACGATTGGCGCGTAGCAGCAAAGTACAACCAGAACTACGCACGATTCATCTCAAAAGAGAAACTCCGTATTGGCGAAGACTCCGATGAGTTCCAGATGAGTTACTGCAACCGTTGGATTCTTGAAAAGGGCATGTTCGTAACCGACGAACGGCTAGAACGCATGTACGACCAGTCCATGGGATTGGTGAAACAGTGGTGGAGAACCCCCGTGGTAGTGGGTATCGACGTGGCCCGCTCCAACGACTCAACGGTAGTCACTGTGGTGTGGGTCGACTGGGACCACCCGGACGGATTCGGATTCTACGAGCACCGTGTACTAAACTGGTTGGAAATCAACAACCTTGAGTGGGAGAAGCAATACTTTGAGATTATCGACTTCCTGCGAAACTATGATGTCTTCCGCATTGGAGTTGACAGTCAAGGTGTCGGCGGCGCTGTTGCAGAACGGCTACAGATTCTACTCCCACATATCGAAGTGCTGGCAGTCTCATCAGACTCCAAAACCCAAAATGACCGATGGGTTCATCTCACAGAACTGATCCAACGAGATCAACTTGTAATCCCCGGTCATTCAAAAGCACGACGTACCAAGAACTGGAAACGCTTCAATCAACAGATGCTTGACCTAGAGAAGGTGCACCGAGGCCCGTACCTTCTAGCGGCAGCACCTGATGAGAAGGGCGCGTTTGACGACTACCCTGACTCACTCGCAATAGCATGCAATCTTACCCAAGTAGATACCATGCCCCAAATAAGTGTAAGTGAGAGTCCCTTCTACCGATGAGCCACAAAAGTGGTAATCTTTACCAATAGACCCATCTCCATATAGGAGGAAAGATGACTGTAGCCCCCAACCCTATGTTCCCTGAGAAGGGCGAGAACGTGTTTGAGCGTTCTCTGGCCCCCAGCATCCCCGGCAACCGTGGCCCCCTTCGTTTTGAAGAGGGTGTCGCCACTGACACCGACGTGCCCATGGACTTCGGCATCGGCGCTTACCGTGACACCGCTGGCCGTCAGGGTGGTCGCAACGGCACCAACCCAGAGATGTTCTTCAAGCACCCAGAGGACACCATGCGTGAACGTGCTCACGTGGGCAGTTCGACTTGGATCGACGCCCCCTCAGTGCTCCAAGAGTTCGTGCAGGGTTCGATGGCCGGTGACGGAATGCCCATGTTTGAGTACGAGTACAACTCAGGTGGCTACACCAAGCGCCCCGCTCCCACGGTGGTATACGACTGATGGCCCGCGGAGAAGACACTGGAGCACACCCCGGCAGGCAGGTCGGTAGGGACGCCCATGCGGCGCGCTCACCGGGTCTCCAACACCCACACGCGTCTGCGGCCGCGGGTGTCCCTAAGGGGTCACACTGGTCGAAGGGCTTTGTTGGTCAGATAGTAGGCCACGACGACAACGGTACTACCTACTTTGACGCCAAGGCGTCGGGAGGCGGTTCGACCGACTCCCTCTCAATTCCGTGGACGGGCGGAAAGGCCAACGTAGGCAAGACGATGGGTATGATGCCCGAAAGAAATGGAGACGGTAATACCACGTGGTCCGCAATGGATTTGGACGCGGCTCACCCCGACGTGCGTGTCAAGTACAAGAACCTGCCCGGGTACCGGTAACCCATAACACTTCCTATCAGCAAAGGCCCACTCCTTCGGGGGTGGGCCTTTTGCGTTGTGAACCTTGGAATACTCAGAGGTTGCTACACTCGTATTCCAACGAGTAACAGGAGAAAGAAATGCACCCCAAAGACGCCGCTCTCGCAGCAGTTTCCTATCTGCGCCGTCTGACCCCACGAGGCCAACAAGAGGAGCAAGAACTCCTGCACGTTATCCAGTCACTTTCATCCTTCTCCAACACCATCAGTAACGGCTATACTGATAGAAGCGTTTCCAACGTGATGTAACCCCATCTGCGAACGGAGTACTACATGACCACCGCACCCAGTCTGGTGCATGACCTGACTACAAGAGACTCCTCTGAAACCCGCATCCCCTGCACCTTCTCACTGATACAGCAGGCTATGACTCCAGAGGAATCAGAGGCGCTAACCAACGCCATGGCCCTTATCAAAGAAGATCGCGGGGTAGGGCGGGCCAAGGTGTACTCGTACGAGTGGTTGTCCGATGTGCTGAACAAGCACGGTCACCAAATCAGCACAAGCACCATTGGTCGTCACGCAAGGGGCAAATGTGGCTGCCAGTGATCTGACCAAAGACTTGAGTACTGGTAACGCGGGGCGCTACGCCCTCGGCAAGATTGCTGAACTTCTAGCGCGCAACAACATCGACCCCGATGAGGTCGGGGAAATCAAGAGGGTGTCTGTCTACCAGTCGCTCACCAAGAACGACGCTGGTGAGGCTGAGATACATGACTTGTTCGGCATCCAGATAAGCCCCAAGTTTGAGTCGGGTCCTGAGTGGCCGGTTGTGCAACCGGGGCCTGTTGTGAAGGTACCCCCGACCAAGGTCAAAGCCTCCAAGTCAGACTTCAAGACTTGCGTGGTTCTCCCCGACATGCAGATCGGGTACTACCGCAACGCTGCTGGGGACTTGGAGAGCACCCACGACGAAGAGGCTATGGATATCGCCCTTAAGATAACAGCACAAGTAAATCCGGATATGATCGTCATGGTCGGGGACAACCTTGACCTACCTGAGTTCGGACGATACCGGCTAAGTAACGCTTACGCTTTGACCACGCAAGCCTCCATTGATAGAGCAACGACGCTTTGCGCCCAGTTACGAGCAGCAGCACCTAACGCCGTGATTTACTGGATTTCCGGTAACCACGAAGAAAGGCTCGTTAACTATGTCATCGACAACGCCAAGGCAGCCATGGGACTTAAGCGCGGGAACACGCCAGAAGGGTGGCCGGTTCTCAGCGTTCCTTACCTTTGTAGGTTTGATAGTTACGATATTAATTATGTACCGGGCTACCCTGCTGGTCAAGTCTGGATTAACCAGCGTCTACGAATCATTCATGGAGACAAAGTCAGATCGAACGGATCGACAGCACACGCGTACCTCAACTCTCAAAAAACATCCGTGGTTTACGGACACATCCACCGCAGGGAGTGGGCAGAAAAGAGCAGGGAAGACTGGGACGGAGCCAAAACTATTATGGCCGCGTCCCCCGGCACACTAGCGAAGTGCTCGGGAGCAGTGCCTTCTACAAAGGGTGGGATTGATCTGGATGGTCGCCCTCTCACTATTGTGGAAGACTGGCAGCAGGGTTTGGCCGTCATCAACTACGAGGAGGGGGACGGTGAGTTCTGGTATGAACAGATCGCAATTCATAACCGAAGGGCCTTCTACCAAGGAAGAGTCTTCTCCCCAACACTTGGCCCTAGTTGAGGTTCGCTGGATTGATGCGTTTGACGGTCCCCAAGGTTGGGTGTCCTACGACGACTACTCTCCAACCGGTGTCTCACCCGTTACTGTCGGGTTTCTCATGAAGGACTTCATGGTTGGGCACACGAGTGTGTGTTCATCGTACTTCTATGACGACAACAACCGACTAATAATCTCCAATCCAATACACATACCCACTGGTATGGTAAAGAAGGTTACGCCCTTTGTACATTAAAAGTGGTAAAGTGTAATGCGACTCGTCATGACAGAGAGGGTCTAAATTCCCATGGATTTCTGGTCACCCTCGTATAGGGCTAGTAGTAACGATTTAACAGTCTCCATCTCCCCTCTCGGCCTCGTTGAGTTGGCTGACGAGGAATTTGAAGTCCACGGCCCCCGCATGAACCGGTACTCAGCGGCGTGGGCCTTCTATCTTGGACATCACTGGTCATACCGCCGTGAAACCGGCGAGGCGAACATCACGATGAACTACGTTCGCACGATGTCCGACTACATCACTAACTTTTGTTTTGGTAAGGGCATTCAGTTTAAAGTGCCCGAACAAAACGCAGCCGTTATTCCCTATCTGCTCCAGCAGGTTTGGGAGACACACAACAACAAGCACACCGTATTGTGGGAACTTGGGCAACTCGCAAGCGTCACTGGCGATGCGTTCTGCAAGGTGGCTTACGAAGATTCGTACCAAGACGGCATGGGTGTTACTCACCCCGGCAGAATCCGGGTGATCCCACTCAACCCAGCCCACTCATTCCCTGAGTACCACCCTCACGATAGGGACCGTCTGCTTCGCTTCAAACTGAAGTACCGGTTCTGGGGTACAAGTCCAGAGGGCACGCGGCAGGTGTACACCTTCACGGAGATTCTTACTGACGACCTCATCGAACAGTACGTCAACGACGAACTGATCGACCAGTATCCTAATCCCATCGGCACCATTCCGATTGTGCACATCCCCAACATGAGCATCTCGTCATCTCCTTGGGGCCAGAGCGACATCTGGGACATCATCCCCCTCAACCGCGAACTGAACGAGAAGATGACCGAAGTATCGGACATCATCAACTACCACGCTTCACCAGTAACCATCATCACTGGTGCTAAGGCCGCGCAACTTGAGCGCGGACCAAAGAAGGTCTGGGCTGGTCTTCCCAAGGACGCCAAGGTGTTCAACCTTGAATCCCGAGGTGAGATGGCGGGCGCTCTGGAGTACATCCAATTCCTAAAGCGCACCATGCACGAAATCACGGGCGTACCAGAGAACGCTCTGGGCCAGACCCAACCAATCTCAAACACTTCCGGTACGGCGCTGGCTATCCAGTATCAGCCAATCATGAACCGTTACCATATGAAGCGCATCCACTTCACCAAGGGGCTTCAGAAGATCAACGAGTTGATCATCCGTACCGCAGTGGTGTTTGCCCCCGAGGCTCTGGTGTACAACCCTTCTGTGGCTGAGCAACCTGAGCCTGACCAACTTCCGCAACTTGACCCCGCGGACCCCTTGACCTACCGGACAGAGATTCACTGGCCAGAGCCACTTCCCGTGGACGTGCTTATCAAACTCAACGAAGTCCAGTCGAAGATGGGTATGGGTCTGGAATCCAAGAAGGGCGCTCTGCGCATTCTTGGTGAAGAGTTCCCGAACGAGAAGATGGCTGAAATCTTTGAAGAACTCCGAGACGACCTGCTTGATCAGGGAGCCTTGGACATGCTCCGCGCCCAAATCAACCAAGCCGTAATGATGTCTACTGGTATGGTCCCCGGCCCGGACGGCACCGCCAACGTAGTATCTGCTGGAGGTGCTAATGTAACAGCAGCCGGTAACGGCGATAATGCTGGAACCCTTCCCGGTATGCAAGTATCTCCGGAGGGTGCTGGAATGATGAACAACCTAGTAGCAAAGGCATACGGAGCACGGCTAGCCCAGCGCCGCGTGCCCGACGAAGAATAAACCGAGATTCATAACTCACGTCAGTAGACGCCCAACCATACAGAGGTAAAAGCAATGTCAGAAGTAAATGATGGAATCACTATTCCTGTTGAGCGCGGAGTTCCTCTGAACTCCGCAAACATGCCCTCAAATGAGAAGTATTTCTCAGAAGAGGAAGTGACGAAGATTCGTCAGCAGGAAAAGGACAAACTCTACAAGCGCCTTGAGGATTCAGAGTCGCGCTACAAGCAGATGGAAGACCAACTGAACGTCCTTGCAAAGGAACGTGAAGATGCAATCCGTCTGGCTGAGGACCGGGCAAAGAAAGAAGCAGACGTTCTGCGTCAGCGTGAAATAGAAGAACTGACCGCCAAGGAACTCCTCGCTCGCACCGAGGACCAGTTCAAGCAGCGACTGAATCAAGTCGAACAAGAGTGGTCAGTGAAGTTCCAAGAGATGGAACAGCAGCGGATGGCCCAAGAGGCTGTCCTTGAGAAGGAGCGCGCGCTTCAGGCTCTGGAGTCATACCGTTCACGTCGTATGGCCGAGGAGCAGGAAGCAATCATTCCTGAACTACTTGATCTTATCTCCGGTAACTCGCAAGAGGATATAGAGAACTCAATTGGTGCACTTCGTGCAAGAAGTAGTGCTATCATTGAGTCAATCCAGCAAGCGGCTCAACCGAACCGTTTGCGGGGGGCGCAGGTTACCGCTCCTCCTGTCGGACCCTTGGATAATCAGATGGAATACCAGTCGTTCTCGGCGGATGATATCCGCAATATGCCGATGGATCAGTACGCAAAAATGAGGGATCGTCTACTAAACGCTCGGCCAAACTCACGTGGCCGTTTCTAACCCCTAAATCCCAATTATCCTAGGAGGATACTTCCATGGCATTTCCCTCACCCACTGGTGGCGGCATTACAACCTCTTCAACCGCAGGTTATAACGCTACCAACTACCCCGGTACCAACTCAGCGCTAACTCCCGCGATCCAGACTATCTGGTCAAAGGAAATCCTGTTCCAAGCGATGCCCGTGCTCCGCTTTGAGCAGTTCGCTGTGAAGAAGACCGAACTCGGCGTTCAGCCCGGTTTGACCATCAACTTCATGCGTTACAAGAACCTCCTCACTGAAGACGCTGGTGCAGAACTCACCGAAGGTGTACGTCTGGACCCATCAGCGCTGTCAGCCAGCCAGATCAGCATCACCGTGAAGGAACAGGGTAAGGCTGTCGCCGTAACCGAACTGCTCCTCAACGCGTCATTCGATGACGTGATGGCTTCGGCTAGCCGCCTCCTTGGCCGTCACATGGCCCAGAGCATGGACAACCAAGCCCGCAACACGCTGTACGCAGCAGGCACCACCTTCGGCGGCACCAGTGGCACCGCTCCCGACGTAATCTTCGGTCGTGCGACCAACGGTTCAGTCCGTGGTTCAATCGCTCCTTACGAGTACGGCGCTGCTGGCGCTTCAGCGTCTGCGGCAGGCTTCCTCTCACCCGCAACCATCAAGGATGCGGTGGAGCGCCTCTCTGCCAACAACATCCCTCGCCTTGGCGACACCTACGTCTGCTTCGTGCACCCAAGCCAGAGCCGCTCACTCCGCGACTGGCCAGAGTTCATCGAAGTCACCAAGTACGCTGCCCCCGGCAACTTCATGCTTGGTGAAATCGGCCGCATGTACGACGTGGTATTCATTGAGACCACTCAGGTCGCGAAGGGTCTGGGCGCTGGCTCAGCAAGTTCAGCCACCCGTAACGACAACACCTACTCAGCGATCATGATCGGTGACAACGCCTTCGGCCACGCCATTTCACTCCCAGTGGAACTGCGCGACGGTGGCGTCATCGACTTCGGTCGTGAGCACGGCCTCGCTTGGTACGCCATCTGGGGCTTCGGTGTAATCACCCACGAAAGCCGCGTGGTCATCAACACCAAGGGCGGTGCTATCACCAACAGCCTCACATCTTGAGGTTCTTGATAGCACTCTCACAGTTATAGTAATATGGGCGGGGGGAAACCCCCGCCCATATTCATTTCCAATACAAGGAGTACCACATGGCACGCAAACCGCAGTCAGTATTTGCTGAAGCCGAAGACGCTGAAACCACTGATGAGGTGGTGGAAGTAGAAGAGCAAGAAGTAACCGACCACCTCAAGACCGCTCGCATCAAGGGCACGTTCAACTTCATGTGGGGTACCCAGACCTACGACTTCGTTGACGGAAAGCGTTACCGAATCCCCGCAGACATGTACGAATACCTCCGCGGGTACGGCAACATCTACGACACGCTGGCGTGACCCCTTTCCCAGCGATCTAAACCAACTGAGGTAAACCATGGCTTACATAATCCCCAACGCTACCGACACGTCTACTGGGGGTAAATACAACGCCCTAGATCAGGCCGAACCGGATGCCTTGGACTTTGAGATACTTGGAAGCCGTACCTCAGGTGTTATTGAAGGCTGCGAGGTAACGGCGCAGTCGACTCCCGACGCAACCGTTAACGTGGCAGCGGGGTATGTGGTTCTGAACAACGTCGCATACTCCGTTGCCGCCTCGGCCAACCTTGCTCTGGGTGCGCTCACCACCTCCAACAACCGCTTCGATTTGGTTATTGCCCGTAAGAGCGGGGACACGGTAACCATTACCTCCGTGGCTGGCGTGGAGAGTGCGGCCAACCCTTTGTACCCACTGTCAGTTTCCCGCCTCGCTCCGGGCGTTACTGCTGACCCCACCAAACATATCGACCCCGCCACCGATGTGGTCTTGGCCGCTGTGTATCGCAGCGGTGCAACGTCGGTCACTTCCAGCCGCATCGTGGACAAGCGCGCGAAGTCAACCTCCGGTATCCGGTTGCAAGGAGCGGTTCCCTCAACGAGTCTAGGCTCAGACGGCGACCTGTACTTCAAGACCACTCTTACCAACGGCGACTCAGCGGGCGTGTATGTAAAGCGCAGTGGGGCATGGCAGGAACTCGCGAAGGCCCCCATTGATCCGGGTGTGCCAGTTGGTGCAATCATTATGTGGCCTGCCACATCAGCGCCGTCCTCGGCTGTATGGATGGAGGCAGACGGTTCTGCCATATCACGCACCACCTACGCAACCCTCTACGGGGTGCTGGGAACCACCTACGGTGCTGGGGACTCCTCCACCACGTTCAACCTTCCTGACTTCCGCGGCCACTTCCTGTCGGGCAAGACTGCTGCGCGGGCATTGGGTACTCGCTATGGCGGGGCCAACCACACCGTATCTGTGGCTGAGGGGAACCTCCCTGCTCACACCCACGGTCTCGGCACTGACGCGTCCATGACCACCACTGCTGCGCACACCCACGCTATCGACCACGACCACCCGCAGGTAACCACCGCCAGTAGCACGGACAGCCACACCCACTCTTTCAGTGCTACGACCAACCCCACGGCGGTGACCACCTACCAAGGCTTCGCCTTCAACAAGGGAGACCTGTGGGGTTACATGACGACAACGGATTTGAAGGCCAACACGCCGTCCACCGGTTTCAACATAGAGCACACTCACGCCGTATCAGGCACCACCGGGGCACCATCGGGCGCAGGACACACCCACGCCGTAGACCTGCCCTCGTTCACTGGCACGTCCTCTTCCGCAGGGTCTCACGCCCACACTCTCTCTGGGACGACAGCGTCGACTGGGTCGGCCACCCCTCTGAGTGTTGAACCATCCAACTACGCCATTCGGTACTTCATCCGATACGCATGAGTCTCCTTCCTACGCCCAGCACTCCTGAGCAGGCACGGTTAGTCCGGTCGGTTATGACCGCACGACTCAGGGAACCACACTCAGGTATAAACCAGCCTAGTCAAGATACCGTTTCTAACGTGTTAGCCACAGCGGTAAGGTACAATGGAGACTACCTGACCTTCCAGTCAGACTATGTAATCGCAGGGTAGGTAAAATGTCTCGTGAACTTGTAATAGGGTCAGGGCTTTCATCAACCTCAACGACCTCCTCGGTAACCATCTCGGCTAACCCAGTTACCGCCGCCTCGGTTTCTGTAGCAGACGCTGGCGGGTTCTATAACGGCACCACCGTTGAGGCGATTCTCGCAGAAATTGGGGCCAGTTCTACTGGTGCCACTTGGTACTCCGGTGAGGGCGCTCCGTCGAACTCCCTTGGTTCTAACCGCGACTTCTACTTGGACACCCTGAACTCCCGTTACTACGGCCCAAAGGCATACGGTGATTGGGGCCAGTCCTACTCATTCATTGGTAACCCCGGACCCACCGGACCACGAGGCCCCATCGGACCCTCGCCAACTATCACTGTGGGCACAGTAACTAGTGGGGCTTCTGCATCGGTAACAAACTCAGGTACCAGCACCGCTGCTGTGTTCAACTTCTCCCTCCCTCGGGGCGCTACCGGAGCCACCGGCTCCACAGGCCCGACCGGTCCAACTGGCCCCGCCAACTCAATCCTCCTAAACCAGTTCTACGTATAAGGAATAAGGAATAACAATGGCAACTTCTCCCGCCTTCATCTCTACCCCACGCATCGCGGTCACGTCGGTGTCTTCTGCTGTTACCGACCTCACGGGTGCTACGGGTGTAACCACCCTCATAGTGGGCGCTGCGAGTGGTACGCGTGTACTGGAGATTGACGTGCAATGCGCGGCTTCTTCAGCGGCTGCTCTTGTGAACATCTTCTTGTCACTAGACGCAGGTTCCTCATGGACACTCTTCGACCAGATTGCAGTAACGGCAGCAACCTCCACTGCTACCGTCAAAGCGAACCGCAACCTCGCTACCTACAGTAACCTTATCCTTCCTGACACAAATGCTCGCGTTGGGTGCGCCACCACGGTGTCACAGTTGACCAAGGTCATCGCCCTCGGTGGTGACTTCTAAGGATGAACAACTCCCCCGTAGGTTGGCCGGGGGTTGTGCAGCCCCCACAGAACGCAGGCTCGGGGTGGCAGCGCAGTTCCCACGGAAACAGCGGCTATGGCTGGGCCGCGTGGCCTAGACACTCACGTCTAAACCCAAGCCCCGGTTCCCGTCTGCTATCTGGAGCAGAGGGTTGGTGGGACGCCTCTGTGTACTCTGACAGCAGTCGTGTGTGGCGCAACCTTGGTACAGCAGGACCATGCGCTAACTTCACACGCAACACGGCCAACCCTTTTATCTACCTAACTCCTGAAACACAAGACTACTTGTACTTCCTAGGTAAGAACAACGCCAACGAGTTCTTGCAATGCACTGCTCCTGTCGACGCCGTTTTCTATATCGCTTATGACGTTTCCAACACCTCTATATCAGGGGCGGTGACGGGCGGGGCTACGTTCACTTTTGAGAGCGCAGGCAGATGGGTAAAGGTATCGCTTCTGGATATTAATACTGCTGTCGTTGCCGAATTTGTAACCAACGATACTGCGTCTTTTGGGTACACCGATAACTACGGAGTTGCATGGACTATCTCCTATAACAGCACCGTTAGCAACTACGTTCGCCCATCCATAGTGCGTTCTATAGAAAAGGGTGGATTACCCTTCTTTGCTATGGGCGCAAAGAACGATAACGTGGCTTCTAGATGGGAATGCACAACTGCGGGTGGTACCTTCGATATCACCAGCGGTAACAACATGACCGTGTTTGCTGTGGTGCGCCATTTTGCTCAAGCAGGTGTATATGGAGACTACTTAGCGTGGGGTTTAAAGTATCCTAATGGCTCAGACGCAACAAACCCTCGGTGGTCGTTGAGTGTGGCCTTCCCATCAACCGGCCAGTGGTCTTATGGGGGGGCTACCGGAATCTGTAATGGCCTACAAACTTCCGTAGTCAACTGGTCGGCCGACTTGTCGACTGGGAGAAACACACTGGGAAAACGAATCCTATTAGCAATGGTTGTCAACTCCCAAGGAAGGGCTGTCAACATCTACATCAACTCCACACCTTACGGTCAAACAACCTCGGCAACAACGACCAAGGGTATGCAGGGGGTCGCGGGTGGTGGGTTTTTACAGACCGGAGGAAACATCGGCAACTCTGCTTGGGCTGCCTGCTTTGAGTTGTACGCCACTGGATTCTTTAGACGTGCACTGACAGCCACAGAACTGCAAACAATAGCCGACCACTACGGTTGTGAGTAGAAGGTAGACTATAGTTATGGCAACTTTTGATGATGTAGCAAACATCGCTAGAACTTATCTGCGAGACTTCCCTAGGTTCTTCCAAACGTCCCTTGCTGTCGCTGGCCGCACCTATCAACTAGGACATGTCAACGTCGACTCCAACAGCCTTTATGTTGCGGTGTACATGCCTTCCGGTGGCGCGGCTTCAGCGCTGTCCGCTGCTGAATACAGTTTGGATGTTCGTAACGGTGTTCTCCGTCTAGCGGAGTCCGCTCCTGTCGGTGCCGAACTCCTTATAGAGGGTTACTACTATGAATGGGTAACCCCCGATGACCTAAACTTCTATACGAAGAGGGCCATCGAAAAGCACCTGATAGCGCTAGAAACATCGCTATCAAACCTTACCGACGTGGTTATCAACGCGATTGGTATCGCAGCAATAGTCGAATGCTTGTGGGCATTGATGACGGAATATAGCCGTGACATCGACGTAATTACTTCTGAATCCGTGCACATCCCAGCCAGCCAGCGATTCAGGATGGTGCAGTCGCTGCTCTCCCAGTGGGAGGCCGAATACCAGCGCCATGCCACAGCCCTCAACATCGGTCTTGACCGTATCGAAGTATTCAACCTGCGCCGCATTTCTCGCACCACGAACAAACTGGTTCCCATCTACAAGTCTCAGGAACTGGGAGATTACGCGCCGCTTGAGCGGCTGTGGCCGAAGATTGACGAAGGTGTTCTTCCGAATGAGACCAAGGAAGACTCACTACGTACTGATGTATTCGTAGACACACTCCCACCCAGCGCCGGTACCACCAGCACCAGCACTTACTACTGAGGCAGCCATGGACATACGTCGTGAACTTGACCTCATAAACAAGCACTTCAGGGTGCACCACCACACTGCCGGTGAGTCTGTGGTGTGGTACGAGTTCATCGTCCTTGGTACGGAACCCAGCATCTCAAGTGTCTATGACGACATCTACGACGAAGGTCGTCCTGACGTTTCTGGTAAGTCGTACCGTCCCGGTGTTATCGTCCCCACCCTACTGGTCGCTGAGAACGAAGACCAGAAGCGCGCCATCCCCGAGGCCCGCCAAGTAGTCCAGACCATGAACCTGTTCATATCCCTCAAGGACATGCGCGACGCTGGGGTGTCGAACCCCCACGAGTACTCCCACCACCTGAATGACATGTACTTGTACGACGGCAGGTACTACACCGTATTCGACTACCGAGTCCGTGGCCGCTTGCGGGATGACGTGTTCATTCTCATCCAAGGTCTTGAAGTGGTTGTTGATCAAGAACTTGTCAACGATCCCGGCCCTGCTCCGCTGGGTATTTCAGACCCTCCGTGGCCCGCAAACCTTCCGGTATTAGGGTAATATAGAGATGTCTCAGATGCGCGTTTGAGATAGACAACGCCTAGAACCGGAGTTAGCCATGAAGGCTTTTTCCAATACTTCCAAAACCTCTGGTTCTATCATCTCGGGCGTCCCCGCATTCTCACACTTGTTCGACTTTTACGACAACAACTATGTGGCGATGCTGACTCAAGCCATCAACGAGGCGCTGGCTGAGTACGAGAAGACGGTTCGTGACCACGCCCGGTCGACTTGGGGAGAACTGGCCAACTCAATCAACATTGAGTTTGACCCCTCCACCTTTGAGGTCACCTTCTCTGCGTCTCCCGCGGCTACGTCCCTTGAGTACGGGGATGAGTCCCGTTCCCCCTCTGCTGTTCTCCGCAACGCTGCCGTTGAGGCTTCCCAGCAACTGCCCGCCAAGATAGCGGCCAAGATGGCGAAGCACTCATGACCGCCGTAGGACTCTTCTTCGCAGAGGACGCTGCTGTGAAGCAGCGGTTCTCAGGTCTTACCGTCACAGACGACCGTAAGGCCCAACGCCCCGTAAAGGTCTTCTTCCGTTATCCCGAAGTGGAGACCGAGAAGGATTACCCATTCATAACCATAGAACAGGTTGGTCTCTCGCACGCGCGAGAACTGCAACTGTCCGAGTCGTACTACTACTACGACCAGCACGACACACTCCCGCCCTCGGAGTCCTTGGCTTACTGGCCGTCTGAGATGGACGAGGCTGGGTTAGCGGCGACTGTAGTCGGCCCGGGGTACCTCCGGTCTGACTCGTTTATCCCCATTTATCTTACGTACCAAGTATCTACATACTGCCGTAGCGCCATCCATGACAGGCAACTAGTGTCGAAAATGATACGATATGTAGTACCCTTTAGGCGGGGTTCGATCCTAGTAGATGTTGATGGGACCGCCCGTCGCTTCGATCTTCTAGGGTGGACGAACTCCGATCTTCTTGATATCGAAACTGGATACCGAAAGCGTATCTTTAGAAAAGTCTTCACAATACAAATGACCGCCGAGATTCCACAGTCGGAATTGGAAGCGATTCAAAGATCAACACACGTTTCAAAAGACCTACAAGTTCCGCACGACCCGTCCCCGTTTAATCCCTACCCGACAATTTCGGAGGTCTTTTAATGGCTACCTATTCAGTACCCGGTGTATACGTATCAGAATCACCACTGGTTCAGAACGTAAACCGCTCAAACACCACGCAGTCAATCGCAGCCTTCATCGGCACCGCCCCTCGTGGTCCAGAAACACCCACCCTCATCAACTCGTGGTCAGCATTCAAGAACTACTACGACGACGCTGAGACCGGTTACGAACTGCCCTACAGCGTGTACCACTACTTTGCAAACGGTGGCCGCGACGCTTACATCATCCGCGCTACCAACGCCTCAGCGGCTGCTGCTTCGGTTGTTATGCCCTACTACCCCAACGGCTCGGGCGCAGCCTCGGGCAGCCTCTTCACCGGCACCGCCAACAGCCGTGGTACTTGGGGCAACAGCCTTTCACTGCGGACCACCTCTGGTGGCACCGCTGCAACGGCAACCCAAATCCCAACCTTCAACCTCTCAATCCTCCTCAACGGCGTTGAGGTTGAGCGCTGGAATGAGGTATCAACCGACCCCTCCAATAACCGATACCTAGAGGCGGTGCTGAACAACTTCAGCAAGTTCATCACCGTTACCGTCCCCTCAGGTGCCAAGACCGCCGCCTCAACGTGGGTCCCCTATACGACTGCTGCTGTACCACTCGCAGGTGGGGCCAGCGGCGGTGCTGCCGTTGACTACCAAGCGGCTGCCGACAAGTTGGAGGCATTAGAAGGTGTTCTCCTCATCAACGCCCCCGGCGTGACTGACACCGCTACTGTCAACCTGCTTATCGGTAAGGCTGAGTCACGTGGCAACTCCTTCGTGGTAATCGACCCCACCACCGCCGCACCAAGCGACTACGGCTCAACCGTGGCCAACCTCTACACGTCCTCATCCTACGCAGCGGTGTACTACCCGATGCTGAAGATGGCCGACCCTGCCAAGAGCGGTCCTGCCGCAATCCGTGACACCTACCCCGGTGGCGCTGTCATGGGTGCGTTCGTTCGTACCGAAGTAGCCCGCACCGTAGCAAAGGCCCCAGCCGGTTTCACCACCGACGTTCGCAACGCCTTCGGTCTGTACGGCACCAAGCCAACCGCCGCACAGGCAGGCACCTTGTATGACACCTACGGTGTGAACGTGTTCAAGGCAGTCCCCGGTGGTGGCATTATTATCAACGGTGCTCGCACCCTTGATAAGACCTCCCCCGGTAAGTACATCCCGATCCGTCGGTCGCTCAACTACGTCAAGCAGGGCCTCAAGGACCTTACGTCATACGCCGTGTTTGAGCCTAACGACGACCGTCTGTGGGCCTCGGTGTCAATCCGCTCTTCCAGTTTCTTGAACCAGTTCTGGCGGGCGGGTGGCCTCAAGGGGCGCAACGCTGCCGAAGCGTTCTACATAATCTGTGACGAAACCAACAACACTGACGAGACCATCGCCCAAGGTGAGGTCCGTCTAGAGGTTGGCGTAGCCCTCCAGTACCCAGCCGAGTACATCGTCATCTCCGTCAGCCAATGGACTGGCGGCTCAAACGCAGCGTCAACCCTCTGATAAAGGAGAACTAATCACATGGCCCGTTCAGCAAAAACAGACCCTATCCGTAACTTTAAGTTCCGAGTTTCCATCATCACTTCAAATGGTGATGGCCTCGGTAAGGCAACTGAGGGTTTGGGTAACCTTGGGTTCGCTGTCGTTTCCGGTCTCACCGTCAACAACGAGATGGTGGGCTACCGCGAAGGTGGCATGAACACGCACCCACACAAGTTCCTTGGGCAGTCAGACTTCGCCCCAGTGACCCTCAGCCGCGGCGTGTTTGAGAAGCAAGACCAACTCTACAAGTGGCAGCAGTTCCTCCACGCGTGGAACCAAGCGTCGGGTCTCAGCACTGCGACCAACAACGACTACCGTTGTGACGTTCTGGTCAAGGTGTATGACCACCCCATCTCGTCTGGCTCCTACGCTACCCCCGGTTCCCCTTCAGGCCCCAAGGAAAACCTTGGCTCAGCCCGCTGGGGTTTCAAACTGTTCGACTGCTTCCCCGGCTCCTACTCTGTAAGCGACCTAAACGCTGGTGATAGTGGTATCATGATCCAGCAACTAGTTCTCCACCACGAAGGGTTTGTGGTAGCGTGGAACGAACAAGATGTTGGAAGCCTCGCCAGCCTCACTGGTTGATAACCCACTACAGGGAGCAATATGAGTACAACACAAGGTTCCGTTGAAAACCTTCTTAAAGAAGACGCACCAGAAATAGGGTTGCCACTTCCCTCTATCGTCACACTCCAACGGGGTGTGTACGACCCTGTGTCGAATGAATGGCACACCGAGGCAGAGGTCCGTGAACTCACGGGCGCTGATGAGGAGTACTTGGCGAGCCTTGAAACAAAAGCCACTGTCACTTACGCCGACTATATGACAGCCCTGCTCAGTAGGGCGGTCGTTCGGATAGGTAACAACTTACTTACACCGGCTAACAGTAAGGAAGTTGTTGAGAACCTCACCATCGGTGACCGTGACCTACTGTTCCTTGGCATTGTGAAGTGCACGTACGGTAGGGAGCGCGAGTACATCGCGCGCTGCGGCTCCTGCAACGAGAAGAATGACGTAGTTGTCGATCTAGACGAAGACTTTCCTCTACAGGTTCCAGAACACGACCTCCATGCTCCCGTGGAAGTGACCCTTCGTAAGGGCAACCTCATCCGCCTCCGTATGCCAACCGGGGCTGATAGTTCTTATGTGGGTAAGCACTCGTCATCAACGGCGACCCAGAACACCATCATGCTCTCACGCTGTGCTCTGCTCTCCGATGCAGACAGGGCAGGAGCCACTCCAGAAGAGTGGGCTAAGAACCTTTCTCTCGCTGACCGCGGGAAACTCATCAAGGCTCTCCTTGAAGTCAAGGCGGGTCCGAAGATGGAGGGGGTGAACGTCCAATGTGCGCATTGTGGGGAAGATATGCCCATTAATCTCAATTGGATGTCCCTTCTATTTGGCTGATGTAAAATACACGTACTGGGAATACGAACTGATCGCCTCCGTCTACCATGGGTTTAATCTTTCTGATCTTCAGTCTATGACTGTTCGCCAGAGGCGCTACTGGTTTAAAATGGCTAGGTGGCGCAAAACCTAAGGACTGATGATGGCCCCTCCCCAAGATGAAGACGCTTTGGCAGGTCAACAAGCGACCAAACTAAACAAAGCGATCAGACTCTCACAGAGTCTCAACATAGACGTTAAGGGCGTTAAAGACCTTGGTGGTGCGTTCGCGTCTGTCACAGGGGAACTGAAGAAACTCCACAAGGAACTTCAAGCGGTTGAGGCCGAGGCCAAGAAAGCGGCTGCCGCTGTAGGTTCGGTACAAGGCCCATCCGCAGGCGGTGCTGGCTCCAGCATCGGCAGTACCCCAGTTGCCACCTTCAGCAACTCGTCACCTCCCGCGGGTCCCGGTGGCGGTGGCGGCGGTGGGGGGATGATCAAGAACTTGATGTCCAAGTTCGGTGGCGGTGGTGGAGGCGGTGGTGGGATAACCGCCGCTGGCGTAACAAGGGGAGCGACTGTTGCGGCGGCCGCCGTCCAGCAGGCGATGGCTGTCATTGACGCTCGGGTAGACAGAGGTAGGGATTACGCGCTATCCGCCGACAGGATGTCTGTGCTCTATCAGCAAATGACTGGTAAGAGCCAAGTGCAAGTGCAGGATCAGTACCGCCAACCCCTTACCAAGTACCGCCTCGGTATGGGTGGTATCAACGACCTTCTGGGTCTACAGGCTCGCACGGGTATCAATGCCGCACAACAGGCTTCCAGCGTTGAAGCAATGCGCACCTACAGTGGTTTCTCACTATCAACTGGTGACGCCGCCAACATGCTTCAGAATCTAGCGAGCGCCCCTGTTGCTAACCGCATGTTCCTCATGGGCGGCGGTGGCCTTATTGGCGTAGGTGGCAAGCAGAACTCCATGCAGTCCGTCATGCAGAACATCGTCAAGTCCGCTGGTCTAACAAACGAGAAACTTGTAGATAGTGCGTTTGCATCAGGCTCTCTTACTCGTTCCAAATTGACGATGATGGGTGTTGCTCCTGACATGCAGGACCAAATCCTTCAGTACGCGAAGCAGAACATTCAGTACAAGAAGAAGGGGGGCAAAGGTATGTACGACGCCTCCAGCAAGGAATCCCGCAAGTTGATGGGTATCGAAGATAACTTCGCCACCCAAGCCGAGGAAACCGACCG